ATAGGGGTAAACCCTAATAGAATGATTACGGGGCCATCATCCAGCCCTTGGGAAGGCAGGTAGCTTACCAACCCAGATAAACGTACTGAATCTATCAGTCTCTCTAGTAAGCAATGAACGGGAACATACAGGTAGAGCCTCTCAGAGGTTAAGTTAGATAAACAAGGTGCTACTGCTTGAAAGTTTTCTTTCTAAGTAAAAACAGTGGATGCCATAGTTCGTCCACAGTTAACCATCACACAATCCCTCTCCCTACTAGTTATTAAGCAGTGTTGTTTGTTTGCAACAGGAAAAGTTTTAGAGAAATTTCGGGAATGGGTGAGTGGGCCCCCCCTTTTTACGGGGCTTCCAGTGCTACCCCCCCCACTCTTCCCCAGCCGAAAAGGTGCAGGGCATACAGTGGCAGGGTGAAAGGCTGGTGCAAATGAGAATCATTCTCAACTAGGGGCTTTGGTAATGAGAATCATTCTCGTTTAGGACGGCTCGAAGGGGCTCAGATAACCCCAGCAAGGGGCAGCGATCACAATCAAACTCTTAAAACGGCTCAGTGAATAGGCAAACCCAGCGCAAAGCCCCGTGAATGCTGGCATTGTGCTAGCAAGGCAAAGCTAATCACTTATGACATTTAATGATGTAATGATGTGGCCATTAGATAACTATTAGACACAAATAAAAAGCCCTTGATTATTTTGCAATATTCAAAATGTAAACGGCCACTGACCACAAAATGAGTACTGTAGTTCTAAGGGTAAACCCTGATAGGGTTTTGGAGGGGTCAATAGAATCAACAACTTAAGAGAGTTGGCACGATTCTATTATGCTTATATAGTGAAGGCCTTGATTTTTAGCCTTCTCTTTTTAACCTAAGTCCGAAAGTAAACCATGACCGATTCTCAAGCCCTTTTAATTTGCCGTCATATTCAAGCCGCCAATTATGGAAGCTTTGTCAGCGCATTGTCTTGCGCTTATCTATTGGCCGATTCTGATAACCGCCTGAAGCTTCTAGGGGCCTTCTCAGATCTTTTTAGCAGAATTGAAGCCGATATGATCGCTTATGCTGAATTCACGGCTAAAGCCGTTTAAACCCTTTTTTAACAGTCCGAAAGTAATTAAATGTCAAACTCAAACGTAAACCCCGTTTTCTCTTCTATTCTGGCCACTATTGGCGGCCCTTCCACTGATCTAGTGCTGGCCGTTGATCAATTGGGGGCTTTGGATACTCAAATTAAAGCCCTTACTAAGCAAGCCGAAGCATTAAAAGCTCAGATTAAGGCTCAAGGTCCCGAGAGATATCTAGGCGCAGCATATAGCGCCCTAGTGTTTGAGAGTGAAGGTCGCACAATCACCGATTGGAAGGCTATAGCGGAAAAGTTTAACCCTTCCCGCCAATTGATCACGGCTCACACTGTAACGGGTGAACCCGTTCGTTCTATCAAGTTGGCCAAGATCTAAGGGGCTCACAATGAACACCAAAAACCTATCGTGGGCCCTTTTCGATATTGCATTAGGCCGTGGATATAACGCACAAACCCTTCAAGCCGCCTACAGTAGCAAAGCCCTTGATATATACGATAAACGGGTTTTGCTTCGCTATATTGAAGGGGCTCAGTTATCAACTGATCATTTGAACCTACAAACCATTGCAATCAAATTGAATGAGATCACACCATGAACAAAGACGATATATATGACATTCTCGCAGCCGTGGCCGTGGGCCTAATGCTGGCCTTTTTTCTGACAATCAGGGGTTAAAAATGCACCAACTATCAGAACAACAAAAAGCTTTTATAGAAGCTTATTCACAATCAATTTGCGAGTGTCCAAAAAACCTATTGATAAAGTATTTTGAAGACTCAGAAAAGTTTGGCCGTACTTATAGGGAATATTACTCAAATGTTGAAGACTGTTATTCAGTTTGGGTTATGGCCCTTGAATACGCCAACAAAACAGTAAAAGCTTGAAGGGTTCAAGGTGAAGCGGCTCACAATGGGCCGTTTTTCCGTGGGCCTTCCACGTTATCAAGTTGAAAGTAATTAAATGATCAAAATCTCTCAAACTTCAAAATTGAATGCCCGTTCATGGTCTCTTCAAGCTTTAGACACTTGTCCTGGTTCATGGGCTTCGCCTGGTGTTCTGGTGGACGCTTGCAAGGGCTGCTATGCAACAACGGGAAATTATAATTATCCTAATGTGAAGGCCCCTAGAATCTCGAATAGGGAAGATTGGCAGCGGCTCGAATGGGTTTCCGATATGGTTCAAGAATTAGATTCTGACCGCTATTTTCGTTGGTTTGATTCTGGGGACGTTTTCACCCTAGGTTTAGCCGAAAAGATTCTTGAAGTAATGATACAAACCCCGTGGGTGAATCATTGGCTGCCCACCAGAATGCACAAATTCCCAAAGTTTGCCCACGTTTTTGCACAAATGGAAGCGCTGCCAAACGTGAAGGTTCGTTTTTCCAGTGATTCAATTCAAGGTGAATATATTGAAGGCCTTCACGGCTCAGTAATTGGCCCTGATGCGGCTTCATTTGTGGCCCGTAAAGGGGTTCAATTATGCGAAGCATACAAACATGGTGGAAACTGTAACGGCTGCAGGGCTTGCTGGTCTAAGGACGTGCCATTGATAGCGTATCCAGCCCACGGCCAGAAAATGGCACGGGTTATCAAGTTAAAGCAAATTTGAAGGGTGAATTATGCAAAGAACCTTAATTGAAGCTAAAAACGCTGGTTTTTTCATTCCTGAAATACAAACGTATTTTTGCAAATATGAAGACTTTAAAGTTGAACACATTGTTATTTACGAATTCCATTAAAGGGCCTTAGGGCCTTTTTTTTGTTCTTTAGATAGGCTGGCCTAGTGCTGGCTTTTTTTGGCCGTATAGGTCAGGGTTTATTGTGGCCGTTTGTTGGCCAGTGTAGGCCGTGGGCGGTTTACTGTATCGGGCCACCGATAACGGGGCATTGTGAGCCGTGGCCGTTTGCTGGGTGAATGCATAAGGCCGTTGATATCTGGCCATTGTGGGCCGTTTGTGGCCGCTGGCCGTGCCATTGTGGCCGTGAATTGTGCCATTGTGGCCAGTGAAGGGGCTTAGACCTAGGCGGTAGCGTGAGATTTTGCTAATAAAAACAATGGTTTACAGTGATTTTTGAATGAAAAGGATTATATGAGATTCTATTTACCCATTAACTATTTGATTATCTCGATTATGTCCCTGCCACTTTTCGATTATATCGATAATATTATGTCGATTATCTCGTGTTCTGCCAATTTGCAAAGGACCCCCCCCTCAAAAAGTTTTGGGTCCTATTTTTTAGCATAGGGTTAATTATGGAAATCTCAGGAGATAAAGTGTCGAATCTATTAAGGCTTGAATTTCATCGGCTATGTTCTGTATCTCAGAATCCTGCGGTAAAACCTTTCGTTTTTCCTCAAAGTACTCTGACAAATCATGCAGCTCACGTTTGCCAGTGTCGGCAGGTGTGTGATAGGTGGCAGGGAATTCTAGGGTTGAATCGTAACGGCCTTGAATGGCTTCCACTAGGTTGTCTATCAGGTCTGGTAGCTCTTCATAGAATGTCCCAAGGGCTTTATGCTCTGCATAAGACTTGGATTGCCAATGCAGGATGTGGGTGTTGGTTGCAGAGTGCAACAAGGTTAAAACGAGATCACCAATTTCATTGTCCATACGGGACTCCCAAGTGGGTTAAGACACGCCTAGCAGCTTCCCTGCGCCAAGGTTTGATTGTAATATTATCTGCCAAATCAAGCCATGCGTGAAGTTGTCTTTTGTAAGCTTCTTGAAACGCTAGATTTTTCTCATCATATTCTGCATAGGACGAGTCTAGCCATGTGTGGCATCTGCTGCACCCCCACACCGAATAGTGGTCTTCTGCCTTGATTGAGCGCCCTTTGCCATGGCTCAAAAGGTTAGAGTGACAAGCCACTGTTGTGGAACCATCCCCCCCCAAACAATTTTTGGCCACCTCTAAAAGGCAAGGCTCACCTTGTGCCAATTTCAACAGATCTTTGTCTCTGTAATATTCAGTCTTTTGGTAGGTCAAAATGGCGAATCCTCATGGTTATCAGGATTAAATTTAGCCTTGCGCTGGTCTTTGTGCTTGGGGTTGGGAAATGGTGGGAATGGCCATGTCATGCTTGTCCTCTTTCCCTGATCAAATCCATTTGGACATATCCAGTAGAATCTTCCAGAATTTGAATTATTTCATTGCGTTCATACTCTGCTATCAGCTTGGCAAAGTTTGTAATTGTGTCTAAGCCATGCAATTGGAATTGTCGATCTGACAACTGCCCACCGCCAGCTTTGTTCACCATGCGAATGATGTCATCTCTGTTCATAACTTCATTTCCACTCGTTTTGTGTACTCTTCGGTTTTCCACACTTCCACCCGTAGCTTGGCTGCCTCAAGTTTCCAACGTAATTCTTCTTCTTGGGCTATTGCTTCTTTGATCTCAAAAAGTAGGCCAACATAGTCTGCATGGGCGTAGGCGTACATCTCTTTTGCGCCCAATGTGCCCTCCTCGTTTGACATAAGAATGGCCTTTTTGGACTTGCGATATTCCTCTAATTGCACCCGAGTAGCTTTAGCTGCGGCATATTTAGGTGCGTTTGTAAGGATGAAATTGATTGCTAAGTGTGCGGGATTTTCCATTACATTGCCTCGTTGATTAACTTTTCTATGCCTTTGTCGATGCTGCCATCGCCCATTTCAGCCAAAACTTTCTTTTGGACTGCATTGAGTTCTATTTTTACTATGGTGTTATAAGGTAGATATCTAGGTCTACCTGCGCCCTTGCGCTTACCACCCCAATCAAGTACAGGTCTGCCAAGCTTTTGGGATAGGGCTTCTTTGCGCCTTTGCTCCATGATTTCCCATGCTTTTTCCAGCACTTCGGGCGAGAGATTGTCCATAAAACTCATACGATCTCCACTACCCTGTCGTTATTGGATCTGATGTAGTCACGGGTTTTCTTTACATACTTCTCAAACTCACTTCGGCAAATACTGCCTTGTTGAAGGTCTGCATATTCGATTAATTCCCTGATTGCTTGAATGCCAACACCATCAAAACCCATTTTCATGGTTGCCTGGTAACGCATGGCCGCCTTGTGCAGGGCATCTTGCGCTTTCTCACATACAGGCAATACTTCGGGACCAATACCCGCTTTGGCCATGACCTCAGATAGGTTAAGCACATCAACTAGGGTGCGCCAATCCTGCACTGTACCTGCGCCTTTGGTCATTGCGTCCAATGCGGAATATTCTGTCATTCTTAGCTTGTCTAAGGTTTGCCTAGGGGTGATGGCAGCCCCCACAATCCCATGTTGGATTGGGTCAATCAAGTTCCACATTTTGCGTTTAGTGCGTTTACGCATTTTTAACTTGGTTCTGTCTAAGGTATTTGCCTGTGATCCGCTTGTTCCAACACGATTGGCAGATCCACTTATGTCCCATGTCAATCCCACCTTCAGGGGGCTTGCTTATGTCGCATTTTGTACAAAGCTTAAACCTGTGATTAGAGAATCTTGCACCAATGTCTATTTGTGGCATCATTTTTATTTCCTTGCAGGGCAATTTCTGCCTTGGTTACAGTTGCCATAGCATGGGGGGCAGACCTTTAAATTCCGAATGAGGATAGCAAAGCTTGAAATTGTGTCTTTGCCAAAAACAGTCATTTTTTCAATTTCTTTGGCCACTTCTTCTAAAGTGTCATTTCTTGATTGGTTTTCAGTCATATTTGCCTTGCAATGTAGATAACCCATGACCAAAAGGCCATGAGCATTGAGAGTATGGCTGCCCATACAAATTTAGTATTCATGGCTCGTAGTTCACGATTTCCCAATGACGTTGGGTTTCAATGGCTAAAACGCCTTTGGCTTCAAGGTCAGCAAACTGCTCTTCAGTCATCAAACCCATAATGTCCATGCCGTTGTAGGTGACCATCTCAATGTTTTCAGCCCAAGTTGAATACTTGTCTGCCTTGAAAGACATAGTGACTTTGACTTCTGCTTCACCTGCGCCTGTTTTGGCTTCAAAATTGATTGTGTGCATTACTTTCTCCTAAAAATGTGTTGATGTAGCTACTGTATCTTGAAATCTTGATTATTTATATAGGGACTTACCCTTATTCCAGTTCTTCTTTGACCATAACCTCAACCATGCCAATAGTGCCGTAAACCTTGGTAGCATGAAGTGAAACTACTAAGCTATCGTCCACAAACACAATGCCGTTCATGCCATCAAATATTGCTTTGCAATAATTATCAATGTCACTTTTCTTGGTTGGGCGCTCTTGGCCTGATAAACAAGCCTGTGTGCGTTTTTTACTGTATGAGGCTGGAACAGGCAGGGTTATGTAGATATAAGCTCCTACAGGCGTTTCTAGAGGCTCTGAAGCACCCATTGCAAGCTTTGCCGATTCTGAAACCTTAGACTCGTAATCAACTGTGGTTTTTGGACTGTAAGTTGAGACAAATTTGCCCCGTCTAGCAAACCTAGGTCTGCCTTTAGGTACTGGTGTGCCATCCACCATAAATGTGACCATAAATGTCATTCAAGGGTTCCTTCTCTCATTTGGGCCATATAAGTTCTTATTCTGTCTCTAGCACCGCTGCCATATATGCGTTCTGCTCTTTCAAGCCTAGCTCTGATAAGGTCCCTGTTTTGGGATGATTCCCAATTGCGGTACAGCTCACGAGCTTCTGCTTTTTCAAGGATGACTCTGTCGCTAGGGTTCTCAATTGTTTTTCTGCTGTAGGTCACCAGTAAGCTCCAAGGCCATCAGTATGATTTTTTCAGGGTAAGGCACTCCATCCCTTACCTTGTCCAAGATTCTCATTGCGTCAGCGTGTGTCATTTGGCTTCCCTAACACCATTCATTTGCTCAAAAATCCAATCCTCTTCTAAATCATCAATTAACTTTTCTAATTGGTTTTCAAGATTTTTTATTCTTTTTTCTTGTTCATCAAATCGATCTACAACATCTTTAACAAATTGACCTACAAGTTCCCATTCTTCTTTTGTCATGCTTTTCTCCTGTAAGAGTTAAGAATTGCTCGTTCTTCGGGTGTTGGTGGGCGTGTTGTTTTTTCATCTGCCTTAATCTTCTCTAAAGCAGGGTCGGGCAGGTTGGATGGGGCAACAGTAACTCTGACAATGTCGGCAGGATTCATCTTTGGGGCTTTTTGGTTTCTCACCCAATTACGCCAAGTGGCTGCCCAATCCAACTTCACCCCATCTTTGCCAGGCTTGGCACACCAAAAATCTTTAAACTGATCTGCTACCTGCATGGCATTCAAATCAGGTCTTTCCTTGTTAGCCCAATATTCCCATTCGTTTGGCAAAACCCAATCATTGGCGAGGCGCAAGCCACGCTTACTATTCTGTTTCTTATCTGTATCTGTATCTGCTTCTGTATCTATAGCGTTACTTGGACGTTTCTGTAACGTTTCATCAGTGTTACTTGGTTGTTTCTTTTTATCACGATACTTGCGAACCCGCATGGTGCTTGAGTCTGAGACAAATTGACGTTTGTCCCAATTCAAAATGTTCCAGTGTTTATCAATAAAGTTTTTGCTAATAAACAGTTGTTTTGTTTCTAGCAATTGCGCCTCATCTAAACGCAATTGAAAAGCAATCTCTGTTTCATGTAACGTTTCAAGTACTTCACTACATCTAAGGCATAAGAGCATGACATAACGTCTTTGCATTGCCTCTGGAAGCATTTGAATTTTGGGGTCGTGTGCGAACTCTGAATAGAGTCTGAACCATGGGTTAGCCATAATGTGTGCCGCTTTTTAAACACCCTTGAAGGAACTTCCAGCAGGAGAAGGGATAACTCTTTTCGGGTGGGTAATTAGTCCAACCTAGCTGGGTTCCATAATACATTATTTAGGACTACGTTTCAAGCTTCTCATCTTGGTCGTTGAATGTCCAATGTGAAAAAACCCACAAGATGGACATTTGTAGATCTGAAAAGAATTATCTCTTTTTTTGTTGATTGTGGAATTGGCTATTAAAAAAGTGGGGAAGGGGTGCTTGCCCACGCATTGAACAGCAGGATCGAACTTATCGGTTGTTTTCATTGATACATACCAAAAATATTAATTGGGCGTTCGACATGAAGCTCTAAAGCTTTGGCTATTAAACCAACCATGGCAGCATCTCGGTCGTCAGGACGTTGGTTGTAAGTTATAACTAAGTTATAGGCGTAAGCAAGTAATGCTTCAGCACAGGCTTGTTCGGATTGTTCGATGTTCATGCCGAGAAGACTAGCAGATATTTAAAAATCACATACTAGGGAAAACCCCTATGTTTTTATTTTAAAAGCCATGGCACATTAAAGGTTCTCAAGGAGAAAGTAATGGCAACACTAAACGGCAGAAAAGTTATCGACATCGAAGTGGATGGTGTCGATAGTAGGGATTATCCTGATTTCGCAGATGCGTACTTCAGTTACGCTTGCTACGAAGATGGCACACCACTTACAGATGAGGAACTAGTCAAACTAGCCGATCAGAATGGTGATGTCCTCTTTGACAAAGCATACGATTCACTTCACTAAGGAGAAAGTAAAATGATGAGCATGGAATTTACGAAAGTAATTGATGTTGAACTTGGTTCAATTGCAGAGATCTCTTCAGGCATCTACAGAGAACTGACTATCCGCACAAAAGATGGTGACATCAGAATCACTCTTGTTGCTGAAAGTGATGAGTCAGAAATTAAGATTTTATCTTAAGGAAAAAGTAATGAACACACACGCACTCAAGTATGTCCGTCAATTGTTTCAGACATATGATGCACCCCCCCAAACAATTCGCAGCTACCAACGTCAATGGATTCGCTCTGTGCGTTATCTTGGCGACAATTGGTTGTTAGCCAAGAAAGTTGAACGACTTGAAACTCCAAAGCCTAATTGAGCGCCAAGGTGATATCGTGAACAACTACATCATCGAATACAAAGAAGAGTACGCCCACACAAAGTACTGCCCATATTGCGTTCAGCCCAAAGGACAAAAGTTTGTCTGCTGCGGTGAGATGGATTGGGTAGATTTCAAAGACCTTGATGACAACACTCAATTAGAGATCATTAAGGAAGAATATGACAATGCATTCAAAAACCACAAGGTATAACATGACAGTAAATGATTTACTTAAGCTTGATGTAAACAAGAACACAGAGAAGAAAGGTAACCTGACCTATCTTTCATGGGCTTGGGCTTGGGCAGAAGCTCTTAAAGCAGACGCTAATGCCCACTTTCAAGTAATGATGTTTGGCGACAAATGTTATACCGACATAAATGGCACATATATGGTTTGGGTAACAGTCACTATGTTTGGCAAACCAATGACTTGCCAACTGCCTGTTATGGATCACCGCAACAAGGCTATTCAACACCCTGATGCGTTTGCAGTGAATACGGCCATCATGCGTTGCATGACAAAGGCTTTAAGCCTCCATGGTCTAGGTTTGTATATCTATGCGGGTGAAGACCTGCCAGAGCAGGATACAAGTCTTGTAGATGCCGTTGTGGCAGCTATTAAGGAAAGATACGAAGCAGGTGATGAGCCTGGTATGTATGGCGAATGGGAATCTATTACAGATAACGAAGTTCGTCTTAGGGTTTGGAATACGCTAAGCCCTGATAGTAAAGTAAGGTCGGCTATTAAAGCCTACAAAGAAAAAATGAAGGAAAGCAAATGAAACGATTAGATGCAGTTGCCACAGTAGGCGAGTACAAAGACAAAAAAACTGGTGAAACAAAAAAACGCTATTCCAAATGTGGATCAGTATTTATTGATGATGAAGGCAATATCTCATTCAAAATTGATGTGTTGCCAGTTCATAGTTGGGATGGATGGATCAATGGAAAAGAACCATTTGATGGTGAGAAACCCTCCCGTCAAAGTTCTGCACCCACCCGCAAAGGTGGCAATGGATTTGATGACATGGCAAATGATGTGCCGTTCTGATTAAAACGGGGGAAAAGCGGATGCTAATTGTTAAGTCGAGGCTTTTTTAAGATCGCATCAATTAGACGTAGCGAGTACCCCCACCCAATTTTTTAAGGAGAAAGTAATGATAGATTTGTTTAAACTGTTCCGTAAAGATGCTAAAGACACTTCAGTAGAAGCCGCCAAAAGCATCATGCTTGCCCTGCCAAACATTGAGGGGGCAGTCTATGAATATGCAGCCATGCGTGGCAGTAAAGGATTCACAGACGATCAAATGAATGAACACTTCCAAACCCACAAATCAACTTACAGAGCTAGACGTTCTTCTTTGGTAGAAAAAGGATTGATTGAAGATTCTGGAGTTTGTGTAAAAGGTCCTAATGGCCGTAACATGACTGTATGGAGAATAGTATGCAATTTCTAATAGATCTATTCTCTGGCCAAAGTTATACAAAAACTGACACCATGTTGATCAACCAAAATGGTGATGTGTTTAACAAGATTGGTGATAACTACATCGACAATGAAGGCACATTGATGACCAAGATTGGCAGTGACTATCTCAATACCAAAACTGGAATGATGTCTAGCTTTGATGACCCATTCTTAGATGATTAGCTTAAAAATAAAGCCTTCTCGGCTTTCCTGCGCTTAATTAAGCCTTTAACTTCTTTGCCGCCAGCCTTAGTCCACATCATAAAAGCGTGGGCGGCATCTTCCCACTCACCACGATTGACCTTCATCCGAATGGTTGATCGTTGGTAGTTACCTAACCCAGCATTGTAGGCAAAAGAGACAACAGCATCGAATTTGCTTTGATGACTAACAAGATTAGGAGAAAGTCGAAGAACACCACGTTCAAAAGAATTGATGTCCACCTTGAATAACTCGACCAGTTCCTCTTTCGACCATGCACGATTATCTTCCCCCTTAAGTTGATAGTCAGACCTGATAAGCCCCGTATAACCCTCTTTACGCACGTTTGGAAGGGCTAATTGGTCTGAGTACATTGCGTGGCCCCAACCCACTGTCCAAATCGCAGCACTGCACCGATACGGGCGTGTCCTGTACCCCTCAAAAAAGTGCATCAAGTCTTCACCAGCTTTGCTGATTTTCATTTCTTAGCCCAGCCTCTTGAGCCAAACCAAAAACCAATGATTCCACCCAACATGGCCATCTCATCGGTAGAGAAAATAATGTCAGACAAACGAATCAAATCATCCATGCTTGTTACTAAGCTAGGGCGAGAGTAGATGTAGTAGGCAATCCAAGCGTTGATGGCGACCAACTCAAGCACAAAGATATAAGTCACTGTAGGTCTAACAGTACCGACATAGTTGGCAACCCATTGCGAAGCCTTCTCTAGCACCTTCTCATCGTGCTTTAAAGCCGCCTCGGTCATCTGAGCTTCAGACTGCATGGCAACTTGGTCTGTGCGGATTTCCTCTACTCTAGCTTGAGCCGCAAACCCTGCCGCAGCCAACTGAAGTTCTCTTTCTGTCTGTACTCTTGCCAAAGCCAATTCATGCTTTTGGTCTGCTTTGTTTTGAAAGAAGTCTAAGAGTTTAGGTAAGCCTGAGATTAACAAGCCACCGAGGGTAGAAAATAAAGATAACATTACAGTCCAATCATTCCAAGAAGTTTATCAACAATTTTTCCTGCCAACTCGTCAGGTAAGTGAGGTAGCAGACCAATCACCAGATATGCCACATAAAGTTTAGCAAATATCTTAAAGAATTTGTCTGCTTGTTTTTGGTACTCATTCATTTCCCAGCCTTGGATAAATAACTATCCAAAAAAAATAGTTTAAAGGCACAGCAGACCAAAGCACTATATCAAGCCAAGTCATCTACCGCACCTTGCTGTAGCACATAGTTCGTTAATTTGTGTAAGTCCCCAGCCAACAGCACCAACGAACATCACAATGATGACAATAGCAATTGCCCATTGCATTTGTTCTGCTTCTAAATCCTTTTGACGTTGTTCTTCTTCTTTGGCTTTACGAGCAGCTATGGCATCATCTCTATCCATCTCTGCTGCTCTTGCTTTAATCTTATTCCACACGTCTATATTGCCCGTCTGCATGTAAAGCAGTTGAAGTTGAGATTCCAACTTAGCCGTTTCCATCAACGCATTTTCGATTTGCATGGCAACGCTAAAGTTGGATTTGTTGCCCGACCTTTTAGCCTCAACCATCGCCTTAGTTGCTTGGCTACGAGCGTCAAAGAGTTTGCCGACAACGCCAGCTAACCCACCCAAATCATTTGCAATTTTGGCGGCTTTTTTTACAACTGCTATTGCGCTTTGCAGTCCTTCTAATGCGCTTATTGGGTCAATCAATTTCTATCTACCTTTTGCCATTCAAGACACACAACTTTGCGGTTATAAACATCACCTGTCCATGCCCATCTGACGCAACGATATTCAGTTTTATCTTTACTGGATGCCACCAATGTAAACAAAATTGAAAGCACTATTAGCCATCTCACGGATACGCCCAAAGAATTATGTAACTACAAAAAATGACAAAACAACTGATACAGACTGCAGCAATAAATGCTTCAGCCCAATCTCTCATTTTTTATTTCTCGCAGAAATATTTTTAGCTTTTGATTTAGCGTCTGCTTTTGATGATGCACCCCAAGCCTTCAAAGACAACAACAACCTTGTAGGCTTGCCATCCTTGTACTCAGGACCTGCCATGTTGCCCATCCTAGCTAAGAAGCTTGCTCGTCTAGGATTGTCGCCCGACTTGACGGGAGCTTTAAGGTTCATGCCCTGTGCTTTTGCACTAGCCCTACCTTTGGCATTTAACCCACCTTTGGGATTCTTTCCCTCAGATCGTGTCCATGCAGCGGTCTTCATTATTTAGCCTTCTTGGCAGTCTTTGCAGACTTAATGAAGTCTTTTTTGGTAGGTGCGCCCTTAGTGCCAGCCTTCTTCATTTTTTCGCCTGAACCTTCAGCAATGCGCTTACGTTTAGCATGAATGTTTGCGTACAAACCTGTGGCCATAGTTCACCTCAAAAATGTGATTTAAAGTTTTGCCAAGCTATGCCAATGCCAGTAATCACCGCACCAAACCAAAGCAATGGTTTAGCAAATGATGCAATCCAATTCAATACTTTTACTGCGCCTTGGGCAGCCTGAATAGCCTCCACAAGACCACGAGTATTGTTGTCAATACGATCTACTTTTTCCTCTACCTTAACGAGGCGTTCATAAATTTGAGCGTGTGATACTTCAGACATGATTACCTCATATAAGCAGATGGAGGAGCTATGCCACGACCAGCACCAGCTTTTTCCTTTAATCGTTGATTCTTAGCCCATTCAGTTTGGGCATAAGGACTGCCAAGCAATGCAGAGCTTTCAATTCTTTGCTGAGATACAGTAGGTGCGCCAGCCTCACGAGGTGCTAAACCTTGCTTCAATTGTGAAATCATTGGCAGATAGTCTGACGCTACATCAGCACTACGCATGGCCGCTTCACCATAATTACCTTGTTGAGCAGCTTTAGCAGCATCAGCAATAGACATCAATAATAAAGCAGGACCTCCCGCTTTAATTGCTTTAGGCACAGTATTAGGACCAGTAATCATTCCACCTTTTTTGCCACCAATAGTTGCAGGTGTTCCAAGTGGTCCGTAATTGCCACCAATTTGAGCTTCTCTTAATTGAGCCAAATCTTTGCCAATTGCAGTCTCAGGAGAAATAGCTTTAATAGCCGGATTTACTTTTGTTTCATAGTTGGTGTATGGACCAACCATTTGACCTTCATTAACTTCATTACGAATTCTCTTCATCATGTCAGAGCCGTAAGAGTTAAACAAGTTGTTGTCGCCAGAGCCAGCACCCAAAATACCAAAGCGACCTTCAGCAGCCAAAGACTTAGCTTGCTCTGGATACTGTTGAGCAAATGCTTCAGCACCTTGTTTGGCAGCAGAACTCATGCCTTTTGGATAGTCAATATTGCCATTGGCATCACGATTAAATGTGGCCAAAGTAGGAGCTACACCAGTGGCTTTATCAATTTCTTTAGCAACAACAGTTTGAACCGCTTGGGCAGTATTTCCAGTTGCTACACTTTCTTGAACACTAGGTGTCATGTATGGATTAGGTCTAGGTGCAAGTGGGTCTGTTGGCGCAACAGGTGCAACAGGTGCGGTAGCTTGTGGTGCAGTAGGAGCAATAGGCGCAGGAGCTTGTGTATACGAGCTTGTTTGATAAGGACTATTTACAGAAATGCCACCTTGATTCTTTAATGCTCCACCAATAATTGCAGCATCTTTAGGATTGGTAATTGGACCGCCTGTTAATCTTTCGGCATCAGCTAAAGGCACACCATAAGTTGTTTCAAACTGTTGAGCAAAAGGACTCATGTTCCTTTTTTCAATCGTATCCATAGGGATATCAATTGTTCGGTCTATTGGTTGTTGACCAATTTTGCGTTGGTTAATTCCGCTAAGACCTGTTTTTAATTTGCTTAAACCATACGCCCCGCCAACAGCAAGAGCGCCCAGTGCAGCACCACCTGTTACATAACCAACAGGTGAATTAAGGGCCTTCATAAAATCAAATGGCGGTGCAGCTAAAGTAGCTTCTTGCTCTTGCTTGGCAGAAGTTATAAGCTCCGCACCTTTTGCTTGTGCTTCTTTTTCGAAAGCAGCAGTAGTCTCTCTACCATCAGCAATAGGCACAATGTTTGGAACGGCAGCGCCAGCAGGTGCAGGTGTGCTTTTTAATTCTGCATCGATTTCTTCATCAGAATAACCAGCCGCTTTTGCGGAAGACCTAAATTTCTGTTCATCAAATTTTGCCATCATTAACCTCCGGCCTGTCTTCTAAGTTCTGACAAAGTAGGTTTCTTGTTTGCTGCTGCGGGTGGTGCTACAGGCGCTGCAGACTGACCTTGAGGTTTTGGTTTGGCAGCAGATTGTTGTCTTGTGGCACGAGCAACATATTCACCTTCCATGATCTTACCAATTTCATTGGACCACCGATCACGAATTTCATTAAAGATTGGTTTGGCAGTGTAAGCCGCACCGATGGAACCAGGCACTGGCAAAGTCTTACTTTCATCGTAATACTTGGCATTTTTATCAAAGTGATCTCTGTAAGCCGCAATTTGTTCTGCGTTCTGCTTATGTTGAGCAAGTTGAGTCATTGCTTGTGCTTGCGTATCAGTAAATGATGCAGCAGTTGGCAAAGAAATAAATGTTGGTTTGCCGTATTGATCTACCGCTTTATTTAATTCAGAACCCACCTCGTTACCAAATTGAATTGCAGTTTTCATTTGCTGAATCAATTTAGCTTTTTCTTCAGGTGATTTGCCAGAAATAGAATCTTGAAACTTTTTAGAAGTAATAAGGCTTTCAAGTGTAGATTGACTATTTTGTGATGCTTCAGAAGCCAAGCTTGCAGAATCAGTCTGCTGCTTTAAAGCGCCATAATCATATTTTTGGTTGTTAGTTTTAGATACTAAAAAGTTTCCATCAATACTAAATTCAGTGCCAATTAGTTCTTTAGGAATGCCTAGTTTGGCAGCTAGACCAGCATCAACCTTTTGACTCTGACCTTTGCTTTTGTTGTCATTGATCTGGTTGAAATAAGTAGATGCATTTGACTTAGTGCTAGATTGACCAACACTGTTAGCAATAGCGCCAACCATCTTTGCATAATCATCAGGCGCAAGATCAGTCTTGGCTTTTCTGTAGAAGTTATCCAAAAATTCAAGCTTTGGAGCAAGGCCAGCATAAGCCTCTGTCCACTTGTTTACTGCTACTCTTTCGTTTTGAAAGGACGAGTTGTAACGTGAACGATTTTCTTCTGCACTTTTAATAGCAAAAGTTTTGTCGATGTCAGAAACGCTACCACCACGTTTTGAATATTCTTCAGGAGTAAGTACACGTTTTTGTTCAACATCAAAATATCCTTGTGGTTGGCCAAGAGCATTAACAGTTACTTGAATAATGTTGCCATTGTCTTTGGCATATTCAGTGGTAGTCTTTAAAGCACCACCAGTGGCTAAATTAAAAGCAGCCTCTTTTTGGCCCATCATAAAAGCAATTAATGCTTGGCCATACAAAGGTTCTTGGCTTACATTGCGTAAAGCAGTTGCCGCTGCAATGTTGCGTTCACCATCAGTTTTTGCTTTGTTAATTGGCTCAACAACTTTAGAAAAGTCATTAGCTCTTTGCTGCATCTCTTGAGCAGTTTTAAGCGTGGCATTACCTTCAGGCGTATCAACACCCATTTGCTGTGCAGCGTTGATCAAACCTTTGGTATCACGAGTTGCCAAAGCAGCATTAGCTGAATCTTTTATAGATGCAGCATCTTGCAAAGCACTTGGATAAATCGTAACTGAAGGGGGTTGCTGTTGAATAACTTCTGCCATGATTGTTCCTTATCCAAACATTCCACCAGCCATGCCTTGAAAAGCTTTAGCTAGTTTGCCATAACCTGGTAATTGCTGGTATTCGTTACCAGTTAACGCTACTGGATTAGGTGTAGCTTGTGGCACAAAAGGATTGAAATCTCTTTGCGCTTGTGGATTTACAAAAGATTGTTCATTACCATTGTATTTACCATCAAGAACATCTACTCCAATATTTGCAGGAGGTGTTGTTGACATAGGCGCACTGTCATAAACAGGAGTCGCAATAGCAGGTGGAGGCGGTGGCGCACTAGCCATTGGAGCATTAGGCACTACAGGTTGCATTGCAGCACCAGAAGGAGGCGCAGAGCCAGTAGGTGTAATTGGATTGTTGTAAGAAAACGTACCTGCTTGATTGGGCTTAACACCAAGTTTATCTAATGCGCTGATAGCACCTGATTGTTGTAAGCCATACAAAACCAAACCTGTTTTTGCAGCTTTACCAATTTCAGCTAATGGGCTTGAACCCATGTATCTGCGTGGATCTCCAAAACTTAAACCAAAAGGTGTATCTGCTGCCATGATTTTTCCTTAGAATCCAAAACCTTTGCTGGAAGACTTTTGGCCTTGTGTACCAGCAAAACTAGGTGTTGTAGAAGCTTGAGGTGTTCCGTAAATTACAGACGCATATTTGTTAAACACATCTTGTGGTGTCTGAGCCAAACCAACACGACTTGTTGCCAATTGGTTAGCCAGTGATGTAGAGGCCAAACCTTGTGTTCCAAGATTGCCGTACAAACCACCTGCTTGTTGCAATGCACCCTGACCACCACCAAACAAAGTACCAAAAGCACCTTGTGATTGAGCAAGAGCGCCTTGGCCTGTTCCTAGCAATGTATTGGCCGCTTGTTGACGTTGACCTTCCACCGCAGCAGAAGTTTGAGCCGCAGCAGATTGAAGACGTTGTTGGCCAAGTTGCTCAAGGTTTTTGTTGGCCAAAGCCATGCGAGATGAACCCAAACCACCCGAAGCGCCAAACATGGCATTCTGACCACCCAATTGCTCACGAATCTCTTCACGAGCAGGTTGCAAAGAAGCCTGAATTTGTTCTTGTTTATATTGTGGGCTAAACAAGTTTTGTAGTTGATCACCACCAATTTTGCTTAAAAGCTCACCACGATTGGCTTGATTCCAACCTGCTTGTTGTAAACCAGTAGCACCCGTGCCAAGCAAATCTTGGCCAACACCAGTTTGATAAGTGGCTAGATTACCTTGGCCTCGTGATCCGGCATACATACCAGCTTCACCAACTGCTTGGCCAACATTTGCTCCACGTTCTGCAAGACCTAAAGCAGTATTCATGGCTGGCATTGCATTGGCCGCAGTACCATAAAGCACATCTTTAGCGCCAGCAATTGTGTTTTGATAAGCAGGTAAAGCGGTTCCCGTCAGGAAGCCTGTTTGTGCTGCAATTGCGTCTTTTTGTTCTTGCGTGACTATAGGAGCCGAAGAACTACTTCCTTTTCCACCGCCCATGATTAGACTCCTTTACCTGTTTGTTTGGAGATTTGGTTTGTCAAACCGCCCAATCCTTTACCCATACCAGCTTGTGGTTGTTGGGCTTGATTATCCCATGGTTGTACAGTGTTTGAATAGGCATTAGGCATACCAAATTTAGGTTGTCCACCTTGACCAGGCATACTTATTTGCCCACCCATCATGCCAGTAGTGGGGTCTATTGCCTGATTACTAGCTTGGGGTTGCATCATGCTATCTTCCATCTTTTGAGTTAAAGACGGATTAATAGGGTTCATGCCCAACTGATTGGCACTCATTCCCGCCCCTTTACTAGCGGGACCTGAAACCTGATTAGGTTGCACTTGTGCTGAGAATCCACCCATGATTATTCCTTCATTAAATCGATAAAGTGCCACAGATCTTCATTAAAGTAGGTTCCAGCAGGTTTATCTGGATGCCATGAAGGATTGGCAGAATTAAGCTCAACGTACTGTTCGCCAGTAATCATGTACTCACGGCACTGGCTTGGCACAATAAATTCACCCTGTTGGGTAGTCACGCAGACAACTACTCGAACACTTTGGTTATCAGGTAATTCCTGCAAAGAGTAAATATCTTCATAAATCTGCTGTGCGGGTATATTAATTTCTCTTGGCATTATGTTACCTTTGCTTCCAATGCTTCTACTTTAGCAGTCAATTCTTGTATTGCTTTGGTTAAAACAGCAATATACGAGGGGTAATGAATTGTTTTAAAACCTGTTTCATCTCCCACCTTCCAATTTGGTTCTTCATAAACCAAAGAAGAAGGGGTTGGAATCAAGTTTTCAACTTCTTGAGCAATAAAACCATAGCCTTTTTGGTGCTTTGAATCGGCTTTTAGCTTGTAAGAAACAGGTCTTAGTTGTTTAACAAAAGCTAATCCAACATCAATATCAGCAATTTCTTCTTTTAAACGTACATCAGACGGGCTTGTTGTTGATACTTCATAGTAAACATAATTTGAAAATACGCCTGTTCCCGCATAAGAATAAACATAAGCACCCGCAATTCCTGTTGCTGTACTACCAACAAAATTCATTCCAGAACCAGCAGCATTTGCAGTTCCTGAATTAGTGGCAAAAATTCGTGCGTATTGAGAACCAGAAAAACCACCCAAATTATCAGAGTTTGTAGGCGTTCCTGAAAGGGTAAGAGTTACTGCGCCTGTAGATGCTGAAGCTGACAATGTCAATCCACTAGAACTATTGCTAGTTGCTAGGCTAGTTACACCACCGCCACCGCCTGATGGTGTTGCCCATTGGCCATCATTACGCAAGAAAGTGCTTGTTGAACCTGTAGGGGCAGCAATGTCATAAACACCCCAACGAATGGTTCCATTGGAAATGTACAAAGCAGGTAAAGCAAAGGCGTGTTCAGCACGGATAGCGTAACTAGTTGCGCCAAAAGAATAAGCTTCTAATCCATTTCCATTGAAACCATGCGTATAAACTCCAATTTTTCCTGTACCACCATTAGCTGAAATTGCTCTTCCACCAGTTCCTGCATTAAAAAAACCACCAATAGTTTGAGCCATTGATTGATTGACATTTATCGCACAACCCGTACCACCCGCATTATTAAATCCATCAAATTCAGCAATTCCTCGGCCATATATGCTGTTCAAAAACATATTGCCAGTAGAGCGTTGAATGTAATAACCTGCAGTGCCATAACTTGCAGGTGTTCCCACTACAGGTGGAGTAGTACCATTCCAATTGTCAGATCGAATGTCTTGGAAAACAGAAGCAGCAGTAGGTGTTCCCCATTGAGTCTGTCCCGCAGGGATGCCACTGATTGTTCCGCTAGAAGAGTTGTACTGTCCAAAGCTATACCAAAGAACATCACCAACAGTTACAGCAGGAGCCGTTAAAGACCATCCTGCAGGAGCCGTTGGACCTGTTGTGTTACTTGGGGTGGCGGGAGCTGCAGTAGCTTGATTTTGGGATCTGTAGGCAGTAATAGCCGCCAAGCCATTTGCACCTGCCACACCCGCAGTACCATTTGCACCATTAGATCCTGCCACATAAATGGCATAAGACGTATTAGTCCAATCCAATGTAGATGTGGTTGTTGTGGACAAAACTACCAAAGGTATCGTAATAGCCCAAAGATATGAACCTGCTGTGGTATCTATAGGCTGAGTTGTAGACCAACCTGCAGGAGCAGTGTATGCGCCTGTCGCCCATGTGTAGGTCGATGTAGTTGTTGGTCTAGCAGGAGGTGTAGAGCTTGCAGTCCATTGATAAATAGATGGCAAAGCACTATTAAACGAATTTACTGCTACTACTGTTGTAACAATATCTAGATCAATTGCAGGTCCTGATTCTTGAACGTAAGATGCATCAGGCGCAGCGGTTCCAACAAAAAAGTTAACCTGCCGACCACCACTTGTTTGATACCAAAGAAACTTTGTAGTACCAAATCCACCTGCTGCCTGATACCAAATGTAATCAGCATAATCTGTAGATTCAACAGAACTACTAGTATTGCGTAATCCATAATACTGACGATTGGTTGGACTGTTGCTAAAGTTAACCGATCCATCAAAACTATCTGCATATTTGACTGCTAAAAATTGGTACAGATAAGCAATAATAACCCCTGACGGACCTGTAATAATGCCTGTCGTATTGTCAGCAACAAGGTTAGATCCAAAGTTAGCCAACAAATAATTGATAGCCTCAGATACTTCCGATTGCGTGGGATTATTGGTTAAAGCGAATGTCATTAGAAGGCATCCTCGGTAACTGTAGCTTGCCAATTCATGGCGCTCATTTTCCAAGTATCAGTTGCATCGTTTGAGCCAAACTTAACCGCAACAGTACGCACAGAGTTTTGCTGAGTAGGAACCCAAGGCGTATCAGTATCAATATTGGTTACACCTGTCTCACCATATACAGGCGTTTGAGCAGTAGAGTTAGCACCGCCAACAGTAATGTCAATTTTTCCTGTACCTGCAATCTCAGGCAATAACCTGTGAACATATACTTTGTTTGAGTAAGGAACAGGACCATTGGCAGTTTGCAAAGCTACATTGGTACGCTCAAATTGAGAATCAATGGCAGAACCAACAAAAGCATTGGTAATGGCAGTCTCAATCAATCTAGAACTTGAAACACCACCTTTAGCGTATACAACAGCCCTAGAAGCTAAATTGTAGTAATCGGGTGAGCTATCTATCCACCGAGGTCCTTCAGTGCCCATACAAGCGTTTTGAATGTCTTTAGGGGCATTCCATACTTGCAGGTCATATCTCCAAGATAACATCTTATTGCACCAACCTGTAGATGTCAGATCAGGGTAATAAATCTCAATTTGATACTTTGAGGTGTTATTAACCATGAAGATACGATTTTGATACAAAGGACTCAAATTGGAAAAGAAATAATCTTTGACTTTTTGGTTGCCCAATGAAACAAATTCTGAGCCGTTAAACATCCAGATATCACGAGCATCAACCCCGTAAACATTACCATCTGTATTTGTCCAACAATTATTGTTTAATAATCCACGGCCTTGGTTTAACAAGCGCAAACCAAAAATAGGCGCAGTACTGTTTTGATAGGAAATAGGTGAGAAAACTACTGTATCCCAATAGGAACACACATAAAAGCTACCACCCAAAAAGAATCCATCAATCAAAGGTCCACGAACAGGAACCTCTTGCTCGTTGGCCACGTTAGACAGGGTAGGTTCCCACGTTGTTGGATAACCTTGAAGAGCAAAAGCTTGCGACCATCTTACAGTTGTAGGGTAGTTATAAGTCGTACCGCCAATAACCTTGGTTATATTCCCTGCAATCAGAATATTGCCCACATTGGGAGAGCAATAGTTTCTGACAAATCCCGCTCTTGTTGAGGTAACACCAGGTTCGTAATTCCATGCAGCATCTGAAGTAACTGTAATTTCATTGCTTGTTGGCAGGAAATACATGGGGTTTGTAAGAGTGTCATTTATAAAAAACACATTACCAACAGAAGAAAAAGTGATGTTTATATCTTCTGTATAGTTTGGCAGGAAAACGGATGGATTAGCGCCAACGCCAGGCGTAATGTTGGTTATACCTGTAGAAGTAATCATGTACCATTTACCTTGGCTAGATGCATTACGGGTCGCTACGATATATACCCAAGATGTCTCAGAACGAAACCCACCTTCTACAAAGATAGGCATATCAGGAATAGTTGAAGCTATCTGAATCTCACCAAAGATTTTCTTAATAGAACGGGTATCAGCCTCTACATTTTTACCAATGTTGTACTCGTTTGGTCCCAAAGCGTTACTAGGAACGTCAGGAGTGAAGGACATTGAGGTAAAAGGGGTGCGTAGAGGCGTATACATATCAGTCCATTGTATTGAGATTTGCTGATTAGCTCAAGGATTGTTGTGCCTGATAAGCCGCAATAACTTCAGCAGTCCAGACTGTATTGCAGATTGCAACTACGTTAGCGGGAACGCCTGTCAGGTCTTGTGCGGGTGTGAGGCTTGAGCGATGGTAGGTCTTGCTCAGTTCATTGCCATCTTCCATGATGCGAGTAGCTTCACGATAGAGAATAGACCCATTTTCTTGAACAGTAATTTGGTCAACGGCAGTTGTTTTAGTTAAAGACATTTTGATTTCCTTTTAAGTTAAGTGTCCGACTTGATAATCCAACCAAGTTAATTTAAATTTGTTATGAAGTAAAATATGTTAATGAGCCTGAAACCCTTGCTGAATTTCCAAAAATAGCAGCATTTAAATTTGATGTTGTACCAGCCGCAGCCATGCTATTAAAGTAAATACTATTTGTGCCAGCTGCCCCATAACAAGTTAGCCCAATGACGTTAATTGCTATAGCGGAAAAATATCCTGTTGCACCATCATTGGCAGCACCGCTTCCAACACCAAAAGGAAGCCCTTGAATATTAGTTGTAGAACCTGTGCCTAATGTAGTTACTGCAATATCAAAAGTAACAGTTACAGTTTTTCCAATTTTTACATAACTTCCAAGTTGTGAACTGTGTGTTGCCGTACCACCAACAGTAGGTGTCCAAGTCCCTTCTTCATAGTCATCTAGCGTATTAGCGTTTGATGATGCTGATTGAGTTGCGGGGAATGTGATGCCTGCAGAATCTGATGGGATACGCAATCGTTCTGTGGCATTAGTTGAAAAGATAATTGAATCACCGGTGTTGTTGCAAAACAGTTCTAAATCAGCATCTGTTTTTAACGCAACTTTATTACTGGCATGAGTAATATAAAAAGAGCCAGTAGACGCATCTGAAAAATGACCACTTGTTGCACCCCAAGTTGCAAGAGTTACTGCACCACGAACACCAAATTTTCCAAAACTAGATGGTGTAGTTGTGCCAACTCCAACATTACCTGTGTTGTAGTAAATATCAGAACCGCTAGTTGTCCATTGGCTTGAACCGCTTGTTGCCCATGTAGGAGGCGCACCTGAACCCGCAGAAGTTAACACTTGTCCCGCAGTGCCAAAGCTAGGCGTACTACCAACGCCAATTGCTTGTGAAGCGTTAACAGTAACCGCAGTTGTGCCATTAGTTTGCAATGCCAAAACACCGCTGTTATCTGCGCTTGTTTTAAGCCCTGCTATACCGCTTACTACGCCATTGTCGGCATTGATATTTGTTGTCATTCAAATACTCCGGTTTGAACAGGCGCAACAACAGCCAAGAATTCTTCCATTGTCGTACAGGCAAGAATAGCCACTTCTTTAGCATTGCACTCAGCCACAAGTCTAATTCGTTCAGCAGCAATGTCAGCAGGAATGTCAATATTACGTTCTGCCTTGCGAATAACCATCCAATCGGTGTAGCCCAACAATCCGTTTGTGGTTTGCTTATTCTGAGCAATCCATTGTGACTTCAAGCCTTTAGTCGTTACTGGCTCAGTCTGACCCTCTGGAGTCTCAGTCACATCCTCCAAAGCCTTTGGCGTATTGGTGTAGGTGCGAGTGACCACAGAGCCGTTCACTTGGTAACTGTCAAAAGTCACCCAATAAAAGCGTTGGTCTTTTTGCTCACCTTCAACCACTTCCAATGCACCTTGCTCAATAGCAAATGCGTGATTAGGGTTTGATGTGTTTGGAAAGAGAATTGATAGTTCACCAACTTGGGTGACTGCGTTGTTTTCAATGAGTGCGTACATATTGAGTCCTATCGTGCGAGGGAGAATTCGTCAAATGGTGTGTTTTCTAGATAATAAAGGGCTTTCTTTAAACCTTCAATATTATCGCCAAGGTGTCCAATACCAGTATTGCAACCAGTACACAAAAGACCCCTTACTTTGCCTGTATCGTGGTCATGGTCAATGTTCATTCTGCGCCTTTCACCATCAATTTTTTTGTTGCAAATAGCGCATCCACCACCTTGGAATTCCAAAAGTTCATCAAATTCTTTAAGAGAAATTCCATATTGCCTACGAATAATTGCATCTTCACGAACAAACCCAGACCAATTAGATGGCTTGAAGTTTTTGCAAGACATTGGTGAATTGCCTTGTTTTACTTCTCGCCCTGATTGTTCGTGCAGTTCATTACAAGATTTGCATCGGCCTAACCATTTGTTTGGTGCGCCTGCTTCCTCAACGATTACATAATCGTTTTCAAAGCCAATCAAGTTAATACGGGGTTTACGAACTCTTTTCATCACCGAGCCAAACTGTACTTAAATGGCGATTCGGCAAATGCCATGTAGATGTAGTTATCGCCACTAGCATTAAATCCAGCAGAACTATCAAGACATTTAAAGCCATTTGACAATAAATCTACATATTGAGAACCTGCCGTTCCTACGCCTTCAGCATCAGAAGCATTAGCGTTTAAATACTTGTTTGCTGAGTTAATTGGATTTCTAGCAGAATCAATTATTCCCCATCCTGCGGCAACATTAGTTCTTCTAATCAACACATAAGCTGGTCTAAAGCCTGTGTAGATAAAATTAGTAGAACCATTGCCTGTGTAAGAGCCCATCTTGCTATACCCTGCTACTTCAGCAAACGCATAGCAAACATAAGTGCCACTACTTTGATTAGTACCAGTTGAGCCAGCACCACCTACCGATAACACAGTTGATGTTGGTGCAGTAGCGTTAAGAAACGCTGCATCGGTAAAAGCGGCAATTGTGGAATTAAGCAGAATGTTCGTAGATGCGCCAAGTGACTTGTGATACACATTCCAGTTTTCAGAGCCATTGCTTCTTGACTTAAAAATAAGCATTGAGGGCGCAACACCCAAGCCGTGACCAATCGTAGCCGCTGTTCCTGTGCCTGTATAAGTCACCACACTAAACCCACTCGTAGTGTTTGCGCTTACTGTTGAAGTAATAGAGCCTGATGTGTTGGTTGAGCCAGAGCCGTTGGCTTTCCAGTTCCATGCGACATAGGTGCGACCGTTAACACTTTCAGCGGCGGCTTTGGTAAATCCATCTGTATTAAATGAAACAAAAGCGCCATATGCTTGTTCTGCACCTGTGCCGTTTGTAATTAAGATATTTCCAATCCCACGAATAGCATCAACAACCACATTGTTATCGACTGCACTTCTGGCTTTTGTCCAAATCATGTCAGGTTGGAAACCAACAGTTACAGGCAAGTTTGAACCTGTACCTGTGTACAGAACTGGCGCAAAGTATTGACCCGCTTGCGTAGCCGTAGTCGCCCCAATCGTAGGCGTTGGCAAGTTCTGTGTGCAAAGTGCTTTGAAGCCACTTGGGGCTGTGTAGGCAAATGGGCGTTGACCGAAGTTGCAGTTAACAGTAATGCCAGAAGAATTGCCGTTAGCAGAAAACGCTGGGGCAAAAGTTCCAGACAATCCTGTAAACGCAACACCTTGGCTTGTACCATTTTTATAAAACGTAATTGTCCCTGCGTCCATATCAAGGGCAACGCCAACTACATCATTGGTAGTGTATGAAGCACCATAAGCAGAACCAACCGTTGGGTAAGAGTATTTGTGGCCGTTTATGTAATAACTGTATGAATCTGGAACAAGCGCAAGATATGGAGTTACGTTAGCAGTTGTGGCAACAGGCAATTTAGCCACACCATGCATCTGCTCGTTTGCAGTTGTACCAGATACTTCCCAATACCATTTACCAGAACTGACACCCATAGTTGCGTTAACCGTTGTCCAGTTTGCAACACCGGGCGTGAAAGCCATAGCCCCATTGTTAATTCCGGGGTACGCAGAGTTGTAAACGCTGGCAATTGCGCTAATAGGATTCAATGTGCAGTAATTCCCCCGCACAGTCCCACCCACACCAGTATCTACACCATACGATGTTGGTGAATCAACAAAAGAGTCATTACCAGCACCAGCAGTCACGCTGAAGTTATTGGGTGTCCAGTTGTTGCCGTTACCTGAGTAGTCTTTACCCAATGTAGCCGCTGTTGTGTTGCTGTTGTCTGAGAAGTTCAGATAGAAGCCGTTAGTGCCGTATGAGCCTGAGTAGGCTTTAGGTTGCCATACGCCAGTTTGTGCGTTTGTTTCACCAAATGATGATGGGGTTAGGGCTTGACCATCAATGAAGTTAATCTCGGTCATGTAGCCAGAGTAATAACCACCAATGCCATTCAAAACACCAAGAGCATGAACACTTGTGTTGTTAACTAATAAATCAGCATTTTGACTTGGATATGTTGCAGTTGAAAATGCAGTTACTTGAGTACCATTTACATACACTTTAAATCTATTAGAGTTTGTTGCTTGCGTTGTATCTAAAGCAAACACAATGTGATACCAAGCAGACACATCTCTAAAAACTGCCGTGGTTATGACTTCTAATTGATATGCACTTGATGAAAAATTGTAAAACTCTAATTGGTCTTGATTGGCATAAGAAAACCTAGCAAGGAAACCATTACCACCCGCATTAAAAATAGTTGCAGGGTCAGATAAACTTGCTCGTAAAGCACTGCGCTTAACCCAACCACTCCAAGTCCAAGTTTTTTGGTTTGTAGCACTCGCAGGAGTACGATTCAGATAAGCAGAGTCAGCACTATTAAAGCGCAAACTGCGTGATATTTGATAGCCGCCATCGGAGGCTGAGTCTGTTTTTGATGCAGCAAACATTTATCAGTCCTTATGGTGTGTAATTTTGACCGACAACTACCCCATACCAGTTTGTGCCATCAGCAAAGAAACTCAGAATATCTTGTCTGTTTGCAGTTGATGTAATAGTCGGTGCAGTACCACCCGCCCATTTAACTGTTGACCATGTAACTGTGCGTGAGCCTGTTCCATCTTGCTTCAAATACATGATGAAAGACTTACCACTTGTTGCCGTTGGCATGGTGATAGTTACATTACCACCCAAAGTAATAATCTGTACTGTGCCATTAGTTAACGCTAATGTAATTGTGCTTGTTGGCGTTGCAGAAAATGGAGTTTCTGTGTAGTTTGTTACTGTTGGGTTTGTCAGGTTTAAAGTGTTCAATGTGCTAGTAAAACTAGGCGCAGTAGCACCATTAGACTGAAGCAATTGACCCGATGTACCTGCACCAGTAAACGCTAAAGTTGTTCCGTCACCGACCGCAACCGCACCCGCTGTTGGTGTGTTATTTCCATTAAGAATGAGTGGCATTTTTTATCCTTTAAAGAACAACGTATCGTTGGCCTGATGCGATGGTTACTGTAAATCCGCTTGCAATAGTCATAGGTCCTACTGAAAACCCATTTGAACCACTTGCAATTGTTTGATTAGATGAAACTGTATCTAAGTTCTGAATGATTGGTGTAGCAGTGCTTCCACCCGTTGATGCAATGGTCTGATTTGGCCATGAACCTGTAACAGTAATGTTTGTTCCTGCCACCAAACTAGGCGTTGCAGTACCACTACCACCATTTGCCACCGCAACAATGCCTGTGACGTTAGCCGCAGTGCCTGTTGTGTTTTGATTCAACGTAGGAATGTCAGCTACTGCAATTGGTCTAAATGTTGGTACACCTGTAGAACCATTAGGAGCAGCCAACACATAGTTAGCACTCTTAGACGCATATGGGTTTTGTGTATCGCCATAACCCGATGCCAAACTAATGTCAGGTGTTGCACCACCGCTAGACAATACAGGTGATGTGCCTGTTACCGATGTAACTGTACCGCTACCAGTAGCAGAGATAGAAATTGATCCTGCGCTATTAACAATAGAAATACCTGAACCCGCAGTTAGCGTAGATTTGGTTAAAGTATTACCTGTACTGTTACCAATTAATAATTGGCCATCGGTATATGTTGATTGACCTGTACCACCATTGAGAACAGGCAAAGTGCCATTAACACCCGCAGTTAACGAGACAGTATTCTTTTCCCACAAATTTGTTGCGCTATTCCAAACAATTGTCTGACCAGTGGTTGGGGATTGAGCAGATACATTATGGATTTCATCAAGCTCATATCCATTTTGCACTTTGACAAGTAATTTACCTTGCGTTGGGTGAGCATGAGCCACAACTGCCATGTATACCAAATGCTGTGGTGCATAGGGCTTGGTGGCCGTCAAAGTTCCTGCCGTAATTGGACTTAGATAAAGTTGCTCTCCATCTGTATAAGCTGATGTATTTAAATTGGAAACTAAACCAATAATAGTAACAAAACCATTAGAGTTGTTCGATATATCAGCAGTAATCAAACCTAAAGTTTGTGCAGATGTCGCATCACTTGTAGCTAAAGCTTTAGAAACAGTTGGGATTTGACCTGTAGCACCCGAAATGTAAACCGCTGTACCTTTGGTAAGGGTTGCACCAGTGGTGTTTCTTACTTGCTCAACTACTACAGATGCAGGAGAAGTATTTGATACTGTTAAATCAATGTTTGTACCAACTTGAGTAACAACAATACTAGCATCAGAAGATGTGGCAGTAGCCAAAGCACCAACATCAGCCGCATCTAAAACAACAGTACCTGTTTGACCATTAACAGAAGTAACTAAGTTGGTTTGGTCAATCTTTTGCCATGTACTTCCATTGAAAATAGCCCAATCACCAACAACCCAATCGGTAATACCATTTAAGTTGGTAGATCCTGAAACACTAACTACATAGTAAGTACCTGCAGTACCTGCGCTAGATGTTAATGTTGGCGTATTGGTAGAAGCATTCCACAAACCCTGATAGCTCAAACCACCAGTAATAGACAACCATGTGGTGTCATAGTTTGTATTGCTTAACTTAGCTAATACTTGGCCTGTTAGTCCACCAGTTGGTACACCTGCACCTTGTGGAATACTAAAGTCAAATACTGCGGCACTTGATGTGCCAGTGTTTGTGACTGTGGCAGAAGTGCCAGGTGCGCCCGTAGTTGTCGTACCCACTGCAATCGTAGCAGCAGTACCCGTAGCGCCCGTAGCGCCTGTGGCTCCAGTGTTTCCCTGTGGAATCGTAAAGTCAAAAATAGCCGCACTTGATGTACCTGAATTGGTAACCGATGCACTTGTTCCTGCCGCACCCGTGGTAGTTGTACCTGCCGCAATTGTTGCCGCAGTGCCTGTGGCTCCAGTGGCTCCAGTAGCGCCTGTGGCTCCAGTAGCGCCAACATCACCACGAGGAATCGTAAAGTTAAATGTTGCCGCAGACGTTGTGCCTGAATTGGTCACATTGGCAGAACTACCTGCCGCACCAGTTGTGGTGGTTCCTACCGCTACAGTAGCCGCAGTGCCCGTAGCGCCTGTTGCGCCCGTAGCACCTGTATCACCACGGGGAATTGTGAAATCAAAAACTGCCGCACTGCTTGTACCAGAATTAACAACTGTTGCAGAAGTTCCGGCAGTGCCTGTTGTCGTTGTTCCCGCAGTAACAGTAGCCGCAGTTCCCGCAGGACCTTGTTGAACCAAAGGAGCAGAAGCAGTCCAAACTAAAGCCGCAGTATTACGACTGTTTACAAGCGCAATAGAAAACCAAACAGTTGTTGATGGGCTTGTTGGAGGAGCAGTTGTCCATCCCGCAGGAGCTGTTCCTACGTTTGTAGTGAAGTTCCATGAACCGCCTGTTGGCGTGGCTGGCGCAGTGGCTGATTGTTGAAAAATAAACCACTCAAAATATGTACCGCCAAAGTTTGTAGTGTTGCCGTACAAACCCGCTGACTCAGCGCCAGGTGCAGCAACCACCGCACCCGATGGACTGCTTCCGTAAAGACCACTTGTTGCCATGACTTTTCCTTACTTGAAGCTGTAGCGATAGTTACGGGGTTGGAACTCAGAAGTAAGATGTTGGTCACCACCAAGCCATTTACCTTTGAAGTTCTGATCCTCAATTAGACCATATGCATCTTCGTATCTAGCACTCCATTTTTGCGCTTCATCGGTGTTTTTATTCTTGTCGTAGTATGCCCACAATGTGCCATACATATAGCCTTCAGGAAATGAAGCTAAAGCCGCATTGCTTTGGACAATAGGGTTCAATACATCGTCTGTTGGTCCAAACAAGAATGGGAATGTGCGTTGGTAGTACGCTTTAATCTGTACGTTTTCACCAGGATTTGGCGTAAAAATATATTTATTGCCAACCTCAGAAAATGAAGCCCGAATAACACGGGGCACACCAAATGGACGAACATAAAGTTGGTCAATCATGCGTCTGCGAATGATTTCTCGGTCACCAACTCGGTCATAAATAATCCAAGGACCCATGGAGGCGGCAGGAGTGCCTGGTGGGACTGCGCTATTAGGCGTTTCTTGGAAAAACAAGATTGGTTTGTTCATATCCGCAGGGATAGTCGCAAAACCATTGGAATCTGTCAGCAATGTTGATGGCGTAGCGCCATAAGGGTCAGACCGCAAAGCTGGCAACTCAATAGTACGCATTTTTAGTTCGCACAATTGAATAGAAGACAGAATTTCAGACGTTGATTGCGTGGGCAACTTAAGGATGGCAGTAGGATAGGTTGTACCTGCCCAAATGCCTTCAATATCGCTTACTGTGACGGAAGTACCGGAAACCGCTAAAACTGTTGTATAGGGCTTTAAAATGCTTGTCCCAATAAAGTCACCAACCAAGATGATTCCATTTGCCGATGCGGAGGTTGTGATAACTCCGGTAGACGAATTGAATGCTGTGGCGTTTAAGCCTGTTGTGGTTGGAATGGCTCCTACCCATTGTGCTACACGGCTAACTAGAGCGTTACCGGATTGGATGAAAAGAGCCATAAGACATCCTTATTTGGTCGGGACTATTGGATTATAAGGCAGTGGAATTTTTCCGCTAGGGTGGCAAACAAAATCACTGTAAAACTGATTCACGATGGCATAAAAAAGGATCTTGTCTTTTTTGTCCATTTTGATCAATTCCCAAGGTCTGTTGTTAAACCATTTTCCACTTATTTCATGGGCAAAACACTTTGGTAGGTTCATAGCTTCAAAAGTACCAGCAAACATCGGATTATCCGTTGTGCCAATCATCTTATAAAACTCTCTACGTTCTTTGCAATATAGCTTGATGTTTTCTACGTTTTTTTGCTCATATTGAACATAACGCTCACCATCAATAGCGCCAACCTTGTAATTCATGTTGGATGTATTAAATGTCTGCGACCATGTCCCCGATTTAACCTCGTTGAACATCTTGTCGTTTTTAATTAACGCACCTTCCATGCCAGCTTCGAGAATACCCTTTGTATAGTAATCCTCGCTTACTTTGGCTTCTTCATTGTTTAAGTTTAATTCCATGCTTTGCTCCATGATTCTCCAAAGGGAACCCTTTTGGATTCCCTTCAGAGACACTAGGATTAAGACAAGTAACGCTTGACTTGAGCCGTAGGACGGGGAGTTGTTACAACAGCACCAGTTGTCATGGCAGCCAAAACAGCCACGCCAGCAGGGTTGCGAACAATCAATGTACCTTCCATGATGTACTGATCCAAAGAAGCGTCTGCATTTGAGAACACTTCGTTGTTAGGACCAAGTTCACGCAAAGAACCCCACTGAACAACATCAGGATTCAAGAACAGAATCGATGTATTGTCGGAACCTGTCTGATCCATAACCCATGAGTCATCGATCTGATAGGTGTAGTTGAAGTCACCTTCGTATGTACCAATCGTGTCACCCTTGTCAGCAGGGTTAAATCGGTTGATAGAACGGCTCTGAGGAATGTTGTCAGAGATAGTAGTACGCAAAGATGTTGGAACCACCATGTTGGTGATCTTGGCATTAAAGCGTTGTTCAGCAGTAGTAACCAACTGCTTGTACAGCACAGGGCTGAAAGCTTGCAGTGTTACGCCACTTGAGAAGGTAAAATAACCCAAACCTGCGTTAGACAAAACACCATTGAAAGGTGTGTTTGTAGCAACTGCAGAAGTTACGTCATTGCTATCAGAAGTAGCCAAGTTCAACACTGAAGTGCCGTCTATGTCGTTACCAGAGCGTGTGCCAGCAAAGGAGAACAAAGAACCAAATCTGCGACCAGAGTTAACAGTCGTAGAACCGGATGGTTGTGTACCAGCTTGGCCAGAGTACTTGATGGAAGCACCATCAGCACGGAGCATCTGCAACTCAACGTCAAACATAATCTCAGTCAATTGCTTGACTTCTTGATATGCTTGTGGGTCACCACCAGCTTGTTCAACGGCACGAGCTGTACCTGTAGCACCAATCACAGTCGTAAAGATCTGTGTGTAGTTGCCCAAGTTAGAACGTGTGTTGTCAGCGGCAGCAGACGCATCAACGGCAGCGCCTTCCAACTTAGCGTTCAGTGCGGGTACACGGAAATAGTCGTTAGGCCAAATGTGCAGAGTTGAATTAACTTTGCGTTTTTTGCTCATAGCCATGTTAGTAACCGGAGTGCGGTCTTTAACATAGTTAGAAACAGTCATGTCAAGGTCTTTGACAACAATATCGGTGGCATATGCGCCATTGCCGTTACCGAGGGATGTCGAGGTAATCGTGGACATAAAATTCTCCTGAATTAACGCCTCCGCTTATTAGCGGCAAGCATGGTTGCTAAAAGGTCACGAGCCGCACCCTTATCACCGCTTTGCGCTTTCCTTTGAAGTTCAACCGACTTGTCTTCAGGTGCTGTTTTGCCTCTTGCCATTGGTTTACTAGCGGCAGCTAATGAACCTCCTGCATTCTTCACTTTAGGACCTTCTCGGAATTTCATACCATCCCGAACAAGTCCTAGTAGATACTCATCACTGGATACCAAATCAATGTTTGGAACGCCAGGGACAAATGATCCATTTGCACCTTTCCAATCCTTAGACAACTTTTCCCGTAATTCGGTAAAAACTGCCTTGTTCGCCAATTCTTTGTCTGTGAAGTTTTGTCGGGCTTGTTCAAGCTGTTGCTTTACAACCCCACTTCGGTGATCAAAAAACTGTTGAACTTTCGGTCTATTCGCCTGAATGAACTGTGACTTTTCCTGAATCAACTCGTTGTTCTGTCGCATTGCTGCTTCAGCTTCACTTCGTCTAATTTCATCAGTAGCGTTGTCGTAGATCTGCTTCCATTGCTGGTTATATTGTTGGATTTTTACCAATTCATCAGCCGCTTCTTGCAACTGAGGAACCATTGTTAATTCCAACCCTATCTGAAGACCATCTAGTTCAGCCCTGCGTTTACTTTCGTATTCTTCAAAATCTGCTTTTTCGGCTTTAAGCTTACGAGCATTTTCATGGATAGCACTTCCTTGACCAAGAATAGCAGCCGCCTTTGATACAGGAATCTCAATAAAACCGCCTTCGGCTTCCTTATTGGGAATTCTCCACATCATGTCAGGATTCTGCTCTGCAAACTCTAAGAAATTAATTGGTTCGGTTACACCATCGGTGGCCTCATCCGTTTCCTCAGAATCTACAGTTTCTGTAGTCCCATCAATACCATCTTCAGGTTCGAGCCCCTCTTCAGGAGTCGCCTCGGGGGATTTAGCTTGCGCTTCCTCTTGTCCCGCTGGTGGTGTAACTGCTTCGGGTTGGGGATTGTTACGCCTGTTGGCGGCAATCATCCCTGCGATAGCATCTACAGGATTCACACCAGTTTGCTCAGTGGCGGTCGCACTTGCGATTACGTCTGACATATATTACCTTATTTCGTTAAAGTTTCAACATTTTTGTTGGCTACCTTACCGAGATATTCAGTTCGTTCAATAAACTCAATGAAATCTCGTACTCCGGCAACACGCTGTGCATTATCTATTCGATTAACATCGTCCTTGCTTTCCTCTAGCATTTCTAACAAGTAGAACCTGTAGAGGTTAAACAACAATGCAAAATCATCATTGCGTAAGAGCTTTTGTGCGCTCTCTCCATTTTCTATAACCAGAGTCTTCCGATTTACATGGCTCTCCTTATGACTGTCTATAACTTTTGTCCTGCGATTAAAATAATCACGGATATTCGATACCAAGCTTTTCATTGCAATCCTTAATCTACTTGTACAGAACTTAACTTGCCTCTCTTAGCTGCCAAAGCCTCAAACATATCATCTGTATCAATATCTTGAGCTTTCTTAATATTCAAAGCAGTAACTGATCCACTTTCCTCAACCTTGGCATTATTCAAAGCCACTTTAGATTGAGTTTCTTGTTGTTCAGCAGAAGGTCCTTTTGACGCTTGAGCTTGCATAATCTTAACGGCTTCTTCCATAGTAGGCAAATAAGCATCTACATCTTTAACACCCAAAACCCGCAAAGTATCTTCAAAAGGTCTACGAACCTTGATAAACATTTCAGGCACTTCAGGTGGAATTTGCATCATGGCTTGGGCAAATTGCTGTTGGGCTTGCAAAATCATTTGTTGGCGAGTTAATCGGTTTTCTTCAGACAAGAAACCCAAAGCCAAATCAATATTGATCATTTTGCGATCAATGAACTCAAAGTTCTCAATTGACAGGGCATCCATAAATGGAGCGCCCTTTAGACAAGTACCTGCCAATTGCTGAATGTTGTAATCGTCAGAATACTGAATCAATGTTTTCCAAGTGATGTAAATAACATCCCGCAAGCCAATTGCACAGTTTTTAACCATTTCATCTTGGATCAACTGATTGGGACCCATGGCCAACTGAAGCTTAAAGCCTGAGTTTCCGTCTTTCATTACTTCAGGGTTAAGCGTATCGCTTGGGCTAGTCATGCCAATCATGGCCATCTTGTCCGACTCAAAGCGGTTCATGGCCGATTCCACATATGCCAAGTTACCCTGCATAGGTTGGAATTCAAAGATATGCTTGGTAGGATCAAACTTACGATCCAAAATAAACATAGCACTTACGCCACGCTGAATTTCTTCGGCATCCAAAAATTCAGGATTGACACCAATTCGAGGCGTGGAAGACTGCATGGCAAAGGACATCTCTGCTCTGCGGATTGCCGTTGCATACTCTTGAAGAGGAACCAAACGCTCACCCAAAGAGTAACCAAAGAAGTTACCTGTAATGGGCTTGGGACACATATTGGCCAAAGGAATGAAGTCCACTTCCTTGGCGTACAGAATGTAGGAGCCTGAGAAGCAACATTCAACAATCTCTTCTTCTCCGTCATTGTCAATGTCCCTGCGAATCCATGCAGTGGTCAACATAATGACTCGGCTATAGCGGTCTGCGCCTTGGGAGGCGATAACGCCTTGACCTGGCACAGGGGTGGAGTCACGGGCGTGAAGCGCCAAATCGTTTTCCAAAGCACCCGCTTGGTAAGCTCCTGCAGGACCATAAGCCGCATGGTCAGCCAACAACTCTAAGTCCACAAATGGGAATTGCGCTTTGCATTCATGGATAGTCATTGGGTCATAAAAGCCCACAAAGTCTTGATCCTGAATAGTATTGATGGTTGGGTTGCAAACAAAATAGTGTTGTGCAACGTGCTTTACCCGAATGCTAGTTTCATAGCCTGTTAACTTGTACTTGGCACGATAGATGGTGTTGTTGCGTAAAGCTTCCTGAAGCTCATCACCCGTAGGTTCTTGCATAGCTTCTGTCTCATCAGGAGCCATGGCTTCTTGCATAGCGCCCTGAAGATCAACGTCAATCTTACGCATATTCTGACGTTTGGCAGTTAGCCCTTTATCACCTGCCAAAGTTTCAAATGTTCGCAGTTGGTCACGAGTGCCTTCTACTTCTTTGTATTGAGTAATAGGACTACGGACGGGAGAAACCATCACAATGCCGTTTTTGTGCAACAAAGAATCCTGCGCCCAATCACGAATGACCTGATAAGAATCATTCTTACTGTTGAGCATATATTTGACCATCTCAGTGGCTTGACGGGCTTGATCGCCATCCATCTCACTGAATCGTTCAAACTCAAAATTGATTTTGCCGTTGGGCATCAAACACTTGGTGATAACGGCAGTAGCGTAGTCAATACCAGGCGCAACAATCGGCTGAATGTAATCAATACCACGGATTGGTTCCGTAGAATTTGATACTGGAATATTAAGGTAGTGGTAATCAGTAAAACGATTGTATGTATTCTTGGACTGTGTAAGTCTCAAGTAATCAACCATTTTCACATAGACTTCATGGCAAACTTGTTCGGTAAGACCACGATTGCCAGATGAACTTGCAAGATTTTCTACAATTACGTTTTGTTTATCTAGCATCTTTATATCCTTTGGACTTTACCTTCAGGCACATCAATTCGCCTAAAACTAAAGTTATTTGCCCTACTCACTACGGATTCACCATGGCCTTGAATCAAAGCTAATATGCCAATACGGGCAGAGTCAATATGATCGTCAGGATCAGAAAACTTACCCGCATCGTCAATAGCGTAATTCCGAGCCTCATCAAGAAATGCCTTGCATGACTCGTTAATCATAAAAGATTTACGTTCCATGCCCATCCGCATTATATTGATTCCATAGGCTTTGTGGTTAGTTACTTTGCCTTGATCGTTAGGTGGGTTTAATATAGCACCTGAAATACAGTTTAGTCCATAGGAATCTTCAAAAACTTCCCGAACTGATTGTTCTGTCAAAGTGTATCGACCTGCTAAACCCGCATCATGGGGTAGGGCAATAGGCACATCCCGAGTTTCCCTGTCTAGCAAATAATGCACATATTCATCCGGTGTTTCACCGCTAGGGATTGTAATTTGCTTATGGAGATAAATGATTTCTTCTACAGGATTCCTGAAAAAGAAAGAAATAACAGTAGGGTCATTCTTAATCCCCAAGTCAAAGCTAATCAAACGCTCTAGCTTTTCATTGTGTCTCAGCTCAATGTCTTCAGACTTGTAAGTAGGCCATTCAAGCAATGGGAACACCACGCCTTTGCCAACCAAAGGAATGCCATTTATACGGCAGTCTCTTTCCCAAGGCATAAAGTCTCGGGCTAATTGTTCTCGTTCCTTTTTGGGAAAAAAAGATTCTCCCCATTCGTTTTCGTAAGGGATATCGTCCCAAGTAACCCTGATGTGGGAGTAGCCGTCAATGTTGTCCCAAAACTTTCGGACAAGTCCCGATAGACCTTTAAGTGGAGTGAACGAACAGATAACCTGCCCGTTTCTAGACGCTGTACGAACAACGAGTTCTGAGAAAGTCTCATCGGGTGGCTGCTCGTCAAGAACCACGAGGTCCAACTCAAAACCCTGCAAATGCCGGACTTGTTGGGTGTAGTTGGAGAAGTAAAGCTTAGACTTTCCTCCAGACTCATGCCAAATTTCGATGGCCAAGACGTTAGCTCCATCTGTTCGGATTGACTTGTCATCAATGGACTCCCTTGGAATAGAACCCGTTCCCAACTTGTAACTTTGCTTAATATCGTCACAACCTAATAATTTGGATTGTAAAGTCTTAGCAACCTGTTCCCAAGATTCGCCTGAACACATGGCAATGATGGGCTTGTCCCATCTTACGCCTTTCCAATCTTTGGGATACCGACCTGTTAAATGGTAGGCAGTCTCATAAGTTGAAGCAATTGTTTTTCCTGCACGATTGGCGGCAATCATTCCTCTACGGGAAAACTTAGCGCCCATGTCAAAGAATTTTTTCTGATACTTAAACGGCCTAAACCATTTCAAAGTATTGAACTGCATATCTTGGGCAATTTTGTCTCTAGCAACTTTCATTGCTCTGAGTTGCTCGGCAGAAAGATTCTTAACTTGATCTTTACCGCCAGCCAATTTAACCAAGTGTTTTATCGCCCTGTCTTTGTACAGAGGAAGGATATAGTCACTGGCTTCACTTTTTGCCATAGTTATCTCGTATGGTTAACAAGATTTGTGCAGCATATGCAAGATAGTAAATCTCATCCGGCTCAAGCTTGTGCGATCCTTGAAGGTCTTTCTGCAACCACTCAAGAGTTTTACGGGCACAAACTTCAGCTTGGGATGATAATTTATTTTGGAAGATGTTTGATGGGTCTTCCATTACGCCCACGGATCAGCAATATTCTTCTGAGAAATACTTGTAATGTTGCGATCAATCAATGACCACACCCCACCACCTTTTTCACCAACCAAATATGAATACAGACCACGACCTTTTTCTGTAAAGGTTCCATCAGGTCTACGCATTAACAACTCTTCTGTACGGGGGTCAATCCAACTGTATTTCTCAGGAATGGTTTGACCATACTTGTTGACTTTTTGGCCAACAGGAATTTGCTCCAATGGACCCATCACCTGATAGGTAATACATCCGTTGTCGTACTTCTTAAAATTAATGCCAACCTTCTTGTCCGACTGTGGATCAAGAGGGTGAGGCATATTGGTTGCGCCAAAGAAGTGAACCAATGAGCCTTCATCAGGCAAATCAACACTACGCTTTGGAAGTGGCCTTACGGGGTCGCAAGGAATTTGATCTTTTTTGTCTACATAAGGATTGTCATCTGTAGCATACTCAGAAGGTATTTTCTTACCCTCTAGAGCATTCTTAGCGACAATGTACTGTTCTTCTTTTTTCTTACCAAGTAAGTCTAAAGAGACACCTGTTTTGTCATAGACAAATTGAGCAAGTTCTTTTGCTGTCGGAAGGTCTTCCTTGAGCGAGTCAATATCATACGTTGCCATATTATTCCTATAAATTAAAGAGCGTAATTCTTGCTTGTGTTGCTAGGCTTAGTGAACTTGCCACTATTCTTAACTCCGTTAGTGTGTTGTGAAGACACTGTATTAACTGTGTAAGCATTGCCGACTGCTTTGGCAACTTGATCACGCCTACCATTTTCAGCGGCATGGCCAGCTAATTTGTCATTGATGCCTTTAGAGACACCCTTACGCATTTGTGCGCCACCATTAATTACTGTTCCGTAGGACATATTAATCTCACTTTAGTAAGAAGAGTTTTTAAGATAGCCAGTGTTTCTAGCAGTGCCGTCATAGTCGCATTGCGTAACAACTGTAACTTTTTGGCCACGGCCAGCGGTAACGGAACCGCCAACAGAAGGTTTACCTTGATTGCCAGGCGCTTGCTTCAAGCCACCGCTACCACTAGTTACAGTAGTAACACCACCTGCTCCTGCTGTGTGCTTAGAAATATTGCCTTTACGATTGGGCGCTTGAGCCATCAATGTAGGGGCATTGTTGCCAGATGTATATCCACTCATTTTGAGCCTTTCATAAAAGTACACATATATTACACGGGTTTAGACTTTACGCAAAGATTCCATGAAATCATTCAAGGCATCATCTGCATCTCCTTCATCTTCCCTAGTGACATTCTGAATATGTTCTACGGAAATGATTGGGGCACGGCTAGATTCAAACGGGGCAAGTTTATCAGCAATCTTGGCCTTGTCTTTGATATCTAGCTCATCTGACTGCATGGCATCAATCAAGACTTCCATGGCAGTTTTAAGAGGGGGCAGTCCACGGGAAGTACGCTCATCGTTTAGTTTGTTAAACAAAGCGCCATACTCGGTAACCTTGTTGACTATGGATTTAGGGCGACCACCTGCTGCCTTTTGGGATCTAGGCACAAACGTACTCATGTCAAACTCATCCACCACAGGGAAAGTCTCTATGGCTTTGGGTTCAATCTGACCTGTAGCTAGTTTCATGGCTTTCTTTTGGGCACGTTTGGCTTTGGCGTAATCACGAGCCCTTTGTTTAATTTCTTCAGAAGTAACAGTAGAGCCTTCGGGTCTTATTTCTTCAAACATTCCATACCCTTTTCAGTTCTTAACCAAGCATACGATCCGTGGACAGTAAAACCACGTTTCTTGTGGATTTTCATAAACCCATCATGCTCTGCACGAATAGAAGTGGAACATACCACGGGTATACCCCATTGATATGCCCACAGTATATGTTGGTCAATCATCTCATTAATTAAGCGCACACGCAAGCGAGGACTTAATTTTATGTCAACATGGTGGAACTTGGCATTGCTAATTTCTTCATTGGCATAGGTGGTATACCCGCCCCTGTCAAACCAACAATAGCCAAGCAGCTCATCTTGAGTTTCCGCAGGTCCTAAGTAAGTATCAAACTTTCTATGCCCACGGCAGACCGCAATAAACTCTTTGCTTTTGTCAAACACTTGAACTGTCGTTGCAATAGTAACGTGCTTACGGAACACTGCCTTGTCCCTAGTAAGTATGCCATCAGCTTCATGGCCAAAGACTGAGTCTGCCATGCTCACAATATCGTCCACATCATGCAGTGGGTGTGCCAATGTCCATTCCATACAATACCTTTCCAATACAAATGAGGACTACAAAGGTTGGGCGACAAGAGCCAACATTAAGACGCTTAGTCCCCATGCGTATTAGTTAAACAATTATAGCTACCCAAAAAGTTTTAAAGAAAAATTTTTATATAGTATTCTTATACAGAGTTATCCACAGGCTATCCACTTGCAATAGGGGTAAACCCTAATAGAATGATTACGGGGCCATCATCCAGCCCTTGGGAAGGCAGGTAGCTTACCAACCCAGATAAACGTACTGAATCTATCAGTCTCTCTAGTAAGCAATGAACGGGAACAT